ATGATCATGGAGCGGCTTAAGGCATTTGACGCCGCCATCGATGCCAGCGAAGTCCTGGAAATCGATGGCCTGTCCATTGACGGCCAACCGTGCAACGAGATCACGCAGGAAAGCCGGGTGAAGGTGATCAACCACCGGAGCGAGATGGCATACGAGGTGGAGATCGACACGATCATCAGCACGCCTTTGGACGACCTCGTAAATGCCCTGGAGACGGGGGAGTTTGTGAAGCTGTACGGGGTGACCAGGATTGTCGGGTATTACAGCAGAATATCTAACTGGAATTCCAGCAAAACCGCCGAACTAGCGGATCGCAGGCAGGGAAACTACTGGGAAAGCAAACGGGTCAACACGGAGAAGATTGGTTTATTACACGAATAATGTTTTTTGGGGTGGCATGGACAAACTTTGTTTGTCCATGTTACCCTGAATGAGGACAAAATGACAGACAACGTAAATCATCCGCAACACTACAAAGGTAACGGCCTGGAGGCAATTGACGTGATAGAAGCCTTCGGCCTGGGATTCTATCTGGCCAATGCAACAAAATACATACTCCGGGCGGGCAAGAAGACAGAAGACCCGTCAACGGACATTAAAAAGGCCATCTGGTATCTCAATCGGTTTTTGGAGGGCAGGAAAGATGGAAAACCTGCGGAATGAAAGCAGCGGAATCATAAACGCACTGGAAGAAGATCTGGAACGGCTGAATTTTATCGCGTGGTATTCAGCAGCCACGCCGGAAGACCTGGAATTGGCCAGGCAGAACAACGCGGAAAAGCTGGATGAATTGATCGTAAAGTATAAACACAACCTTGAATTGAATTGCCTGGTATATGGCCGCTAAAAATACAAAACACCTGGTATTAAAGGCATTATTCGCCGAGGCAGCAAAATATGGTATTAGCCAGGAGACACTCCGGGAAGATATAGCGCCATGCGTCATCGGCAAGCGGCTGAGTGATGCAAAGGTGCAGGAAGTGGCCAGGGTGCTGGACCATATTAAGGCATTGCATGGCGTGCCTTACACCCCCAAACCCACCGCCGGCGGGGGGCAATGGAACCGGTATGAATCCAGCAAAGCAGGGCTGCTGGAAGAGGTGAAGGATCTGGCCGTTGCCAGGTTCGGACAGGATTTTGTCGTCCCGCTCAATAACCTCTGCGCCCGGTTTGGCGAGAGTGATGGTTACCGCAAGATGCGTGTTTCGGCGTTAAAGGAAATCAAACGGCGTTTGAAAGAATTGCAAAGGGATGATCCACGGGGACAACAATTTCCTAAAGGTGAATGATGACGAACTGGCTGAATGACATAAAAATCGAGCAACTGCCCGCACAGTACCAGGACATCGTGCGCCATATCGGGCTGGAAAACACCGTAAAACTCGCAGGATACTACAGCAAGCTGGGATTCTATTTTTCCGAGATAAAGCCGGGCGAGCCTTTCTGCAAAGAATACCAGGAAATGGCCGGACAGATCGGCACTGAGAACACCTTAAAGCTGGCCAGATATTTTAAAGGCGAGCTTATCTATTTTGCCGGGCTGGAAGAGGTCATACGGCAAAAGAAGTACGAATATATCGTGCAGCATTTCAAAGGCGATAATCATAAGGAACTCGCACGCGCCACACACTATAGCGAACAATGGGTCTACGAGATCCTCTGGCGGGAGCAGCAGAAGAAACGCATGGCGGCAAAGCAGTTGAAATTGTTTTAATTGGCGGGGGATAAAGGAGGAAAAATATGGCACTACGGGGATTCATCATAGCGTTGTCTTTTTGTGCGGCATTCTGGTTTCTGGTGTACTGGATATTCTTTGCGTGAGCCACAATCGCGGATTGTGGACGCTGTTTTGTAAAAACCTTTATGGGAGGAATGACAATGTTGGAAAAAGCAGGAGAAAAACGGTTGGAAGACCGTGTAATTGAGCTGCAGGGGAAACCACCCTGCATGCTGGACAAAGACCTGGCAAGGATTTATGGGGTAGAGACAAGGCGACTCAACGAGGCACGGGAAAGGAATCCCAGGAAGTTTGTTGAGGATGTGGATTATTTCCAGCTTACACAGGACGAGGTCAAAGCTGTCGACCTCGACTGGAAAGGTGGCCATCTGCCTTATATCTACACCAAGCGGGGCGCCTATATGTTTGCCACGATCCTGAGTACGGATGAGGCAATACAGCAGGCATTGGCAGAGTTTGAAACCCTCTCAGAGTTCCCGCGTCCGGGACGCAATCGCGGATTGCATGGACGCCATTTCACAAAAACCATTAGTACAGGAGGAATGACAATGTTGGAAAAAGCAGGAGAAAAACGGTTGGAAGACCGTGTAATTGAGCTGCAGGGGAAACCACCCTGCATGCTGGACAAAGACCTGGCAAGGGCTTATGGGGTCGAGACAAGAGCACTAAATCAGGCACGGGAGAGAAATCCAAAGAAGTTTACGGAAGGGGTAAACTTCTATCAACTCACAAAGGAGGAGGTCACCGTTTGTGATCACCTTGGAGAAGCCGATAAATACAGGTCGTCGCTGCCTTATGTTTATACCGAAGAGGGCGCCTATATGTTTGCCACGATCCTGAATACCGATGAGGCTATAAGGCATGCAATGGCTATTGTAAAAGGCTTTTGCACCTATTCGCTGCTTATGGAAGAGGTTAAGTCGGGCAGGATTACCCTAAAGCCGAATCCGCAGCCGGAGAGAAACGAAGTCGTCTTTGAAAACATGAGGAGGGAGTTGCTGGAGCGGTCGCCACTCTGGAGGAAGATCCTTCGGTATAAAGGGCTTGGCCTGAACCATCATGAGATTGCACTGCTAACCCATAAACAGATAGCCACCGTCCGGAGAAACGTCCGCCGGATGGAGGCTTGCGGTCTCCTTGTGCCTCCGCAAAATCTGCCGAAACTCCAGAAGTGCGTGGAGTATTTCAAAAACCGGTTGAATTAGGTCTTTGGCAACTTTTTATTATAAGGTTAAACCCACCCCTGACCCCTCCCAGGAGGGGACTTCCTTTGAATCCTCTCCCAAGAGGGGAATAAGAAAATTCTAAACCGGCTTAAAAGACATCTCCCCCAAAATCGTAGTACAATTCCCTCGTCATTCATCTCCTGTTCCGTGTTGGGCTTCGCCCAACACGGAACTTTTTTAAAAAAAATTTTTTGGGAGGAAAAAAGCCGTGCACGCCAAAACCCGTTTCCCGTTGTTCGTATTTCTTAGCATCCTGTGCATCTGCGCCATAAGCCTTTCCGGCTGCAAGGAGAGGCGCAAGGCGCTGGTCACGGCGCATACCGCGGTGGGGCAATTGCTCGCGTCCACCAAAGATCAGGCTAAATCACTCTATGCACAAAAGGTGATTAATCAGCAGACCTATAATTCCATCCGCATCAACTGGCTCCGGGCTCAGTCGGGCTACATAAAAGCGTCAGATGTCCTGGAGAAGATTATCGATACGGATTCGGCGGATATAACGTCCTACACGGAGCTGATCACGCAGGTCAGCACGATTCTTTCCGATATAGGGCTATGGCTGGATGAACCGCCAGCGCAAAACCCACAACAAACAGAAGGAGGCAGCACGAATGAACCCGGCGTCGATCGTACAGTTAATTACCCAGCTCCTGCCACTCATCACGAACCTGGTAGCGGAGATTCAGAAGTCGCAGGCGCTGAACGAGCAGGACAAGGAAGCGTTGAAAAAGTCGGTCAGGGATATGAAGGAAAAAGTGGCGTCAGCGACCTGGGAAAGCTGAAGGTCGTGTCTGTCAGCGAAGCCACGTACGGCGCCAGCGATTCAATCCGGATCTATGGCATCACGGAAATGGTCAAAGAGGTGCTCGTATGGGTGTCCGTTGGCAGTATTGTGTATACCCTGGACGGCAGCGAGCCGGTTTTGACCGATGGGGTGTCGTCTCTGGCAATATCCCAATGCCTTACTCTTGATGCGGCACAGGCGACCCGGTTCCGGGCAAAGGCGTCGATGTCCGGCACGCGGTTGCATGTGATGATATTGGTGTCGTTATAACTAACCTGGGGGCATAATAATGGGCGATGATTGTAGTGTGTCGAAATACTGCGACGTGGCGTTAAAGCTGGAAGAGATACACGGCGAGATCAAGAGCCAGCTCAGCTCCGGGAATGAGATCATGAAGGCAATGAGGGCGTCTCAGGAAGCCTTTGCGGATCGGGTGGAAAAGATTGTTGAGAAACAGGACCAGCGCATCGTTTCCATGGAAAAAAAAGTATGGTACGCGTCGGGTGGCATGTCCGCTGGGGTTGCGGCAATTACCGCGGCCATCGCAAAGTTCTTTGGAGGAGGAAACGGGTGAATAGGGACCGGATTTTCAAACAGGGGTTGATTGCGCACAAGAAAGACCGGCTTGCCGAACTGGAGATCAAGGCAGACCGGTGTCGTAAGGATATTAATATTTACCTCTTTTCCTATGAAGGGATTAAGGGTATGGAGTTCGATAAGGCACGTCAGGCGTTTGAAGACCTGAGCTGTGCTGTGGATGAATACAAGGTGCTCAGGGAAGAGATGCGGCGTATTGAAAATGAATTATGATTACCCGCTGCTGGACACGCTGGAAAATTGCGGGATTGATCTGGTGGCATATGTTGTCGACCGGGATTTTAAAAACGCCATGCAGTATATAGAAAAAGACGATCTGGTGGGCTATGGGGTTCTGGGGCTGCTTAAGGCAGCCAGGAAGTATGATCCGGCAAGAGGCGTCAGCTTTGTGACATTTGCATGCAAAAAGGCGCGGCAAGCCATCATGAGTTTTGTGCGGCAAAAATGCCAGAAGGCAAACATATCCTTAAACGCCTTAAACCTGAACCCGTATGACAATACGGATTTGTTCGCGGAATACGATGCGGAAGATGAAATGGCCTATGTCCGGTGTGTGGTTAACGGGCTGCCCGAACCACACAAAGGGTTTGTCGGGATGTATTATCTCGATGAAATATCGGTAAAAGAGACGATGCAGGCGACAGGATTGAAAAGAAATGCGCTATTCCGGCTACGGACACAATCCCTGGCTCTGTTGAAACTAAGGATAGGGAATAATCCAAGATAAAGAGTGGCGAGTGGACAGTGGACAGTGGACAGTGGAGAGCCACTAACCACTAACCACTAACCTAACCCCTCCCGGGAGGGGATTATAGAATATGAGCAAATTCCAGGACTATTACAAAGATGCAGAGCGCCTGTCGGTAAAGGAAGGCAAGACACAGCGTGAGATATCCGAGCTGCTCGGCATCTCGGAAAAGACGATCTCCCGATGGTCGTCCGATGGCGAATGGATGCGGCAGCGCAAGGAATATCTGGTATCCACCCGCACCGGCCCTGCGGACAAGCTGAAGAAGACGCTTATAGAAATGCTGGAGCAGATTAATCCGCGGGACATCCTGGAAAGCACGAGGATAACGGACCAGATCACAAAGATCATTGCCGCAATCGAGAAGATTGAAGGCGGCAGGGACGTGCTGGGCGCTACGATCGAGACAATGGACAGGTTCACCAGATACCTCATGCGCGCTGAAGAAGACAAACAACTGATCGGAAAGATATCGGAGCGTATCCACGGATTTTTCGAAGAAACGAGAAGAATGTAGGTCAATACGGTCTATAGGGCATATAAGGCCAATAGCTCAAACGGAGCACGAAAAGGCCTGTTCAGGGAGGAGCCGATCGATTACTGCGTCCGCTCCTCCCCCTTAATCCCGTGGGAAATACTATGATAATCAAAAAATTCTCCCGTCGCGAATACGAACTCAGGGCAAAAGAGATCATCGCCCGCATGAAACAGGAGACTACGCCCTTTAAAGACAACTCCGAAAAGGCGAAAAAGGAGCGTATTGAACGGGCAAAGAAAGACCGTCTCTGGTTCTTTGTGACCTATTTCCCCCATTATTTCTCCAAACCCTTTGGCGATTTCCACAGGGAGTGGAACACCCTGGCCGACGTGGCTGACGAACCGGTCTTTATCGCTGCGCCCCGTGAGCATACCAAATCGACATTCTTCACCCTGGGCGTGCCGGTGCATGATATCTGTGCGGGAAAGAGGCATTTTATCCTGATCATCTCCGATACGGAAGACCTGGCTGCCGACTTCTCCCAGTTCATACAGCTTGAACTGGAGGAAAACGAGCGGATTAAGCAGGACTTCGGCGATCTGACTAACCAGGGCAACTGGGAATCGAAGGATTTTATTACGAAAAACGGCATCCGGGTAAAGGCGCGTGGACGTGGACAAAGGGTCAGGGGTCTCAGAAACCGGCAATACCGCGTGGATCGCATTGTGATTGACGACCTGGAAAACGATAAAAACGTTAAAAACCCGCGGCTGATTAAAGAAGGGATTGACTGGCTGCTGGAAGCGGTGATCAACACCCTGGCAGAAGGTGGATCCATGACCATGATCGGGACGTTACTCTCAAAAAAGAGCGTCCTGGCGCAGATGATTGCGATGAAGGAAGAGGTTCCGGTTACAAACCTGAACCCGCATAAGGATAAAGGGGTGGGTGAAAACCCCCGTTTTATTTCGCGTCTCTACAAGGCCCTGGGCGATGACGGCAAACCCCTCTGGCCTGGCGGATGGACAAAGGAGCGCCTTACGCAGAAGAGGAAGCTGATTGGCTCCATACGGTTCAACAAGGAATACCAGAACGATCCGAAAGACGACGAAGGGTTATTCCGTGAAGAATGGATACGGTACTACCATCCCGAAGAGGTAATCGGCAAAACCCTGCGAAAATACGCAGCCATTGACCCGTCTATGGAATCAGGGGCATCCAGCGACTACAAGGCCATCATCACCATCGGCATCGATCTGGAAGGCATTATCTACGTCCTGGACGCATTCATCCGCAGGTGTTCGGTGGATACCATGGCGCGGGTGGGCTATAGCCGGTATGAGGAGTATAACCCGCTTGTTATGAGCATGGAAGAAAACGCCCTGGGCGAGTTTGCCAATAGCCCGTTTCTGCTTGTCTCGCGGGACAAGAAATATCAGTTGCCCTTAAAAGGGATAAAACAGACGATTTCAAAGGAGGCCAGGATCGGCAGGATATCGCCCCACGTGGAGCGCGGGCTGGTCAGATTCAGAAAAGGGCAGGGCGATCAGGACTTGCTGATCGAGCAGTTAATCTATTTCCCCTCGTCTGCGGTCAATGACGACGGCCCCGATGCCCTTGAGGGCGCCATTGACCTGGCTGAAAAAGGATCCGGCGTGATTGAATATCAGTCCACCGGCAAAAGGCGGCCATCGATGGGCAGGGAAATGGCGAGATTTACAGCATAGGTCTTATAAGACTTATAGGACATATTTTATGAAAAAACCAATAACCGACGAAATAACAACCATCAGAAACGATATAGTCATGGACTATATCGGCAGAACGGCGCTGAATCCCGACTCGCTGCTGAGGCTTGAAGGCAGCGGAAAAGGAATTGAGGTATATGAAGACCTCCTGCGCGATTCAGAAGTCAGCTCCGCGCTGCAAACAAGGAAACTGGCTGTGGTGGGTAAGGAATGGGAGATCATCCCGGCGTCCGATGACCCCGAAGACGTGAAGATAGCGGACTTCGTAAAGGATGTATTCCTGGGCTTTGGCTATGACGATACGCGCAGGTCGCTCTTATCCGGGATTGTGCTGGGGTATAAGCCCGCTGAAATCCTGTGGGAATATTCTGAGGGCGACGTCTGGATTAAGGACGTTGTCGGGAAGGCATCCCGGCGCTTTGTCTTTGGCCTGGACGGTAATCTGCGATTGCTCACCCTGCAGAACATGATCGAAGGCGAGGAGCTGCCCGAACGGAAATTTATCGTGTACCGGAACGTCTCTGATAACGGCAGCTATTATGGAGACGGGCTTGGCAGGAATCTGTACTGGCCGGTATGGTTCCGTAAGAACGGCATTAAATTCTGGGCAATCTTCTGCGATAAATTCGGCTCGCCAACGGCGATCGGTAAATATCCACCCGGCACCCCAAAGGAGCAACAGGACAAACTCCTGGACGCCGTTGAGGCGATACAACAGGAATCCGGCATTAAGATACCCGATACCATGACCATAGAACTTCTGGAAGCGGCACGGACGGGCTCTATAAACACCTATGAAACGTTTTGCGCCTACATGGATAAAACGATCAGTAAGGTATTGCTGGGCCATAGCGCGGCGACAGAATCCACACCAGGCAGGCTGGGGAACGAGCAGCAATCGGTGGATATACGGAAGGATTACATCAAGGCCGATGCCGATTCATTGTGTGAGTGCCAGAACAAGACGCTTATCCCCTGGCTGGTGGACTATAACTTCCCGAACGTGAAGGCGTATCCAAAGGTATGGATCCGCACGGAAGAGGAAAAGGATTTAAAGCCGCTTGCCGACCGAGATTTGATATTAGTCAGGGATTTGCGCCTGCCGGTGACGAAGCGGTATTTTTACGAAACCTACGGCATTCCGCAACCGGAGGACGGGGATGAATTGGTTGAGATGCCACAAACACAACCTCCTTTGTTCCCCTTTGTTAATGGGGAGAGACAACCCCCTTTGTCCCCCTTTATTAAGGGGGATTTGCAGAATCAGCAATTTGGTGAATCCAGGTGTCCGCACTGCTTTGCCGGTAATAATTCCTCCTACCAGAGGGATAGGGGGTTGTTTCCTGATCAACAGACAATTGACGATACCATAGAGTCCCTGAAACCCGCAGACCTGCAGAAACAGATGGAAGGGGTATTAAAACCCATCATCGACATGATCCGGAGCGGATTAGACTATAACAAGATTCTGGAGAATCTTGCGGAGGCATATCCTGATATGGAGGACAAAGGTCTGGACGATATGCTTACGAGGGCCATCTTCGTAAGTGAACTCTGGGGGAAACTCAATGCCGGACGCTGATCTCATGTACGCCATAGGATTGCCGCCGGAAAAGGCGATTGAATATTTTAAGGCAAAGGGGTACCAGATCACCTGGAACTGGTATGAAATGCTTAACGAGGCGCACGCAAAGGCATTCACGGTGGCAAAGGCTATGAATCTCGATATCTTGCAGGATATAAGGGGTATGGTGCAGAAGGCTCTGGATGAAGGCATTACTTCTGATACGTTTGTAAAGGAACTGGAACCCACCCTGAAGGCAAAGGGATGGTGGGGGAAAGTCATGGGTGAGGACGGGAAAGAGGTTCAATTGGGATCGCCCCGCCGTCTGAAGAATATCTACCGGAACAATCTCCAGTCTGCTTACATGGCTGGCAGATACCAGGCGTTTATGGAAAATGTGGATGACCGGCCCTACTGGCAATACGTGGCGGTGCTGGATGGCAGGACGCGTCCTGCCCATGCACAGCTTCACGGAAAGGTCTTCCGGTATGACGACCCGTTTTGGAACGACTTTTACCCGCCTATTGACTGGGGATGCAGGTGTCGCGTGAGGGCGCTGGACCATGAGAATGTACAAGAGCGTAATTTGCGGGTTGAAAAGACGTCTCCGGAGAATCTGACAACGGAAGACCGGATTATGCCTATGGGTATACAGACCTCCGTGGGACTGTATAAAGACCCGGTAACCGGAGAAAAGACCGTGACCGGCAAGGGCTGGAGCAATAATCCCGGCGCCGCGTGGCAAATGGACGTGATGGCTTATGAGAAATCGCTGGAATTGCCCCCGAATATCCGGCAAAAGTTTATCGGCGAGATGGCCAGGGCGAAGATACACCAGGAGATGTTCCCTTCGTGGGTGGATGGGATACTCGCGAAGCAAAAGGCGAAGGGTTTTGCAATAACTGTTGGGTGGATGGATGACGTTTTATTGAATAAGCTTAGAGAAAAGGGAGCAGAGCCGAAGACGCCCGTGATCGTTACGAATGACAAAAACATCATGCATGCCATAAGAGATGCAAAAATTCTGAAAGAGGCCGCCCTGAGCGTTGATGAGATTAAGCGAATCCCGGAAGTTATAAGAAATCCTGAGGCCATTCTCTTTGATGCAGAAAAACAAAACATTCTCTATGTGTTTAGCTCAGGCACGGACGACAGGAAAAACAAGATCGTTGTGGAAATAAACTGGGATTTGAAAAAGAAGGGAGTCGTTAATTTTGTGAACACTGCTGGCAAGGTGTCTTTGTATAACCTGAGGGAGAAAAAATACACGGTGATAAAAGGAGTATTGGAATAATGCAGAATGGATGGCCGGCTTCTTCCCATCATATCGCTGCCGGTTGATACCCGGAAACGCCGTAGGCAACGCCGAAAATTTCCTACTGTCATCCTGCACTATTCCTAAAAGAATTATATCACACCTATGATTGAAATCAAGGTAGAAGACGGAGAGGTAAGAGGGTTATTAAACCGGCTGTCGGGACGCATGCAGAATCTGAGCCCGGTCATGCGGGCCATATCCGGAATTATGCACGACGCCGTTGAAGAGAACTTTGAGCGGGAAGGGCGTCCGAAATGGAAAAAACTGGCCAAATCCACAGAGGAGCAGAGGGCGAAAAAGGGAAAATGGCCCGGAAAGATACTCCAGCTAAGCCAGGGTGGACTGGCTGCCGCCAATACGCAGGGATACAACAATCATTCGGCCTGGGTAAGCAACAACAAAGAGTATGCCGCCGCTCAGCAGTTCGGAACGCGCCCGTTTATTATCCGTCCCAAAAACAAACCATACTTGCGGTTTCAGATCGGGGACAAATGGGTAACGAAGAAAGAGATACATCATCCGGGCATACCAGCCAGGCCATTTATGAAACTGACGCCAGGCGATCTGGAAAAGATAAAACAAAAGATTGGAAGTTACCTTGTGGATGGCAATGTATGATTTGGGATGCAGGGATGGCACATTTAAATGCCCCAACGGCTTCCCTTGACATGTTCAAAAACTGTCAAGAAAATGCCCTGCGTGTCTAGATCGATCAAAACGCTCCGGAGGGCTTATAAGGGCTTTAAATGCGTTTTTGCGGTTTTTGGATTTCGGATTTTAAATTCAGGAGGAATGAATGATGATTACAAGTCCATCAAAGGCGATTAAACAGGAATGCTATTGATGTCTTGGTGAGGTAAGAGGCAGGACGTGTCAAAGCAAGATTTGTAAGTTAAACGACAAATCCCTATCGAAATTGAAACGGATAAAGGCGCATTGTATGGATTGCGTGGAAACCAAACAAGAAGTGAAAGATTGCACGGGAAGGCTTTTGCACGAGACACGACTTTACTATCTGCATCCGTATCGTTTTGGGACAAATCCTAAGCGAAAAGGTATTGGAAACAAAAACCCATGCCTGGACGGGCTAAGGGCTTTCCAAAAACATGAACTCACGAAGACTTGACAGGGTGTCAAGATTGTCAAGAAAACGGTGTGGCTGGTATCGGGCGCTTGGGGTATTCCGAAGTGTTTTGGTGGCGTTTAAATGCGTTTTAGTTCGAGCGGTATAAAACAGGGGTTCAAATTGTAAAGGAACCCGCATGAAATAGAATAGAATGAAATCGTTAGTGCAGAGACGCACGGCCGTGCGTCTGTACTATTTGAGGAGTAATTGATGCAAAACACAGAACAGTGGATACCGGTTTTTAAGACCGGCACGCATACGGATTCAGCAGGCAATGAAAAGACCTGGACGGATGCAGACCTGGATAAGATCGCTGCAAGTTATCATCCGGCAGGGCACGAAGCTCCGGTCGTTATCGGGCATCCGAAAGACAACAGCCCGGCTTTTGGCTGGGTGGAAGGGTTAAAACGGGAAGGAGATATCCTCTACGCTAAATTTAAAGACCTTGTGCCCGAATTTGTGGATATGGTGCGCAAGGGGTTATTCAAAAAGCGATCCATCTCACTGTATCCGGATTTGGGATTAAGACACGTGGGGTTTTTAGGCGCCGTGCCACCGGCAGTGAAAGGACTTCCGGACGTGGCGTTTAACGATAAAGACGGGATTATTATTGAATTTGGCGATTGCAAGACATGTAAGGGCTGTGAACAATTAAACAATTTTTGCGCAACCGTAGAGGCGCACAGCCGTGCGTCTGTACAAAATGCGGGAAAGGAAGTGAAGATGAAGTGGTTTGAGTGGATGAAGAAAAAGGCCGCTGACGAAGGGGTGACGATTGATGATGCCCAATCGTTCAGCGACGTAGAGACGCACGTTCGTGCGTCTGTACCGGCAGCGGTGGATATTGAGGCCGAGGTGGCAAAGAGGGTGAAGGCGATGGAGCGGGAATTTGCCGAAAAATTAGCCGCAGAGACGCAAGGTCTTGCGTCTCAAAAGGCAGCGCTGGAGACGGAAAAGGCAAAGCTGGCGGCTGCGAAGGCTGAAAAGGTAAAGGCGGATATCAAAGATTTCTGCGAGGGGCTTTGTAAAGAAGGGAAACTCACCCCGGCCATGACGAAGCACGGCATGGGGATGCAGACCTTTCTTGAGCGGATTGCGGAGATCGAGGCACCGGTTGAGTTTTCTGATGGCGATACGAAGAAAACTCAAACGCCGTTCGACTTTATGACGTCTTTCCTCTCGTCTTTTAAGAAGCAGATCGAGTTTGGCGAGGTTGCCGGTGCGGATAAGGATATCGGCAGAAAAGGCAACGCAGGTGAAAAGATCGCCGTGCTCATAAAGGACAAGATGGAGAAGAATAAGGACATGTCTTACAAACTGGCATTTACTGAGGTGCAGAAAGAGCACCCGCAATTGGTGCACGAATACAAGGAGGATTTATGGCAATAGAGAACCGGTGTATAGACGTGACGTTTGAGGCCGGAGAAGACCTCTCAAACGATCAGTTTCGTATTGTAGTCCTGGCAAGCGGTAAGGTGCGCAGGCCGGACTCCTCATCTGAAATCCCGCTGGGAGTGCTGCAAAATGCCCCGGCATCCGGCGAAGCTGCCGTTGTAAGGCTTATAGGGATAAGCAAGGTGCAGCTGGGAGAGACGGTGGCGGAGAACGAGTGGGTAAAGCTCGAGTACTCAAGCGCATCGGACGCTGGCAAGGGTCTGGATGCAGATGGAGCTCTTGACCTTGCCGTAGGAAGGTGTCTTGCCGGTGGGGATGAGGATGAACTTGGCGAGGTATTACTTTCCGGTGCGGTTCATCAGGTAAACGCAGTATCGTAACTTAAGGAGGACTTATGGCAACAGAAAATGGAGTACTGGATTTGTCGTTCGAGGCCGCAGAGAGCCTTACGAATGACCAGTACCGGTTTGTGGTGTTGACAACCGATAGTCCGGCAAAGGTACGCAGGCCGGACGCACAGAATGAAATCCCTTTTGGCGTTCTGCAAAACGCCCCTGCCTCCGGCGGAGCCGCTGTGGTGCGCAGGCTTGGAGTGACAAAATTGCAGGCAGGTGCCGCGTTAACGAACAACACCTTTGTGCGCATTGAGTACAATGACGCAGCAGACGCAGGCAAGGCTGTGCCCCTTGTGGCGAATGAAGGTTATGCGGTGGGCCTGGTGGTTGGCAGTGCATCGGCTGAGGATGATTTGGCGACCGTGGATCTGATACCGGCAACGCCGGGAATCTAACAGCATAAGTCATATAGGACTTATAGGACTTATTTTTTGGGAGGAAGAACATGAAGAAGATTGGATATTTAGCAGGTATCCTGGCCATCCTGCTCATACCTGCAGGGGGTGCCCATGCCCAGAGCTATAAATTGATGACGACGGATGCCGGACAGAAGTTGTTTTTCGGATCAACAACGCTTGGCGTCGGATCAAAAACCGTAAATGTGTTGCCCACGGGGACGGTGACGTCGGCAGTTGCAGCAGTGTCGCAGGGTTTGCAATCAGGCACGGACACGGTACGGCTGGTCGTTACGAAATCTAAAGGCAATATCACGATACAAGCGTATTCAGCAGTGGGAACGAATACGTCGTCTACGGCAATTGTGGATTATATGGGCGTCGGAACGCCTTAATTCAGTTATTATTTTCAGGAGGGTAACACAATGACACAACCAAACACGCGGTCGCAGCTTGTTGCCGGGCCGCTGCAAAACGTAAGCATTGCATACCGCAACAAAAGCTACATAGCTGACAGGGTTTTTCCTATTATTGACAACGTGCCGCCGGATGCGAAGATTGCCCGATATCTCAAAGGCGCATGGTTCAGGGATGAGGCCGGGATTCGTGGCCCGGGTGCACGGGCAAACCGCGGGGGATATCCAGTGGATTACCTGGATATTTCAACCGTAGAATACGCTTTTGCAAAGGAAGTGACGGACGAAGACAGGGAAATTGCGAGGCTGGGCAATGCTCCACCGCTGAACCCTGATCAGGACGCTATAGAGTTTGCAACGGACAAGATAGATTTAAAAAAGGAGCGCAGGACGGCCGCCATTGTGCTTGGTTCTACCTGGTCTGGTGCTGCCGGTGAAGATGCGGATGGGAAATGGGCTGCCGGTACCGGAAACACATTCCTGGAGGACGTGAGGCTGAGGGTGGGAACGATACGCGCAAATACCGGGATGAAACCCAATGTCCTGGTTGTGGATTTTGGCACCTACAACAGCCTTAAAGAAGAGTCCACGGTCCTGAGCAAGATTCAATATACTGAACGTGCTGTATTAACAAAGGAGCTCCTTGCAGCCATCCTTGAGCTTGATGAAGTGCTTATCGGTGAAGCAATATACTCCACAGCGAAGGAAAAGAAGGACGGTACGGACTTTACGGCAAGCAACATTTGGGAAAAGAATGCCGGTAAAGGCTCCGCATTTCTCTTCTACCGTCCGCCAGTTGCAGGACTCAAGACCCTGAGTGCGGGTTATCAGGCCCGGAAGTCATATCTCCAGGGCGGAGGAAGGCGAATAACCACCTGGAGAGAACCGGCAGAACACCAGGATGTTTATGAGGTGGCCGAAGAGACGCACATCCTTCAGGTCGGAGCCGATCTGGGATTTCTCTGGTACGACACGCTTTCAACATAGGTCTTATAGGTTATATATGTCCTATTCCAATTTAACAGACATTGAAAAGCTGCTTCCGGAAACGGCAATCATTCAATTGACGGATGATGAAAATATCGGTACAGCAAATGAAACACGGGTAAATGAATCTATCGCACAGGCCGATGCGGAGATTGACAGCTATTGCGGGGGACGGTACACCGTCCCCTTTGCTGCCGTGCCAGATATTGTGAAGAAGATATCCGTGGACATCGCCATTTACAACCTCTATTCGAGAAGAGTTGAGGAGATACCGGAAACCAGGGCAGAGAGGTATAAGAATGCGATACGGCAATTGGGCGACATTGCATCGGGCAGGATATCCATCGGAGAACCCGGTAGTATTGTAACCGAGGCTGGCGGGGTGCAGACAAACACAACGATGGACGACAGGGTCTTTACGAAAGGCACGATGGTGAGTTTCTGATATGACATACTCTATAGCGCAAATCGAAGATTCGATTGTTGTATATTTGCAATCGTTCGCTCCGCTCAGCAGTGTTTGCAAGACGATCTCGTCATATCACGGAGAGATTGACGATCTCGTGTCACAGGCGTCGCAGCTCATTATTCGCTTGCCTGCCATTTACGTGCTCTATGGCGGATCCAATTTCGATGAGACGGCCAACCGCTCGTATGACGAGGAGGCGAGTTTTACGGTAATCGTTATCGCAAAGGATTTGCGGGGTAATGACAAGCTGCGGGCGGCCATATATCCGATCCTGGAAGATGTTAAAACACGCCTGACCGACAATGATCTTGGAATGGATATTGAGCCGCTTCATCCGGTGCGGATAGAGCCAACATTGATTACCAGGGCATTCAGTATTTATAGCTTCGACATACAGACGTCATTTTCATGGTGAAAGAAACCATCGTGAACGTTATAGATTCCTGGCATTATTTAGAAGCGTTTCTGTTTCTTATGGCGCTTTATATAGTGGTCCGTGCGTCTGTACGGTGTTTATTATTTTTATGGGAGGAATGAGATTATGTATCGCCTGAAACCTAATGTTCCGGATTTCGAAGTAGTTGACGGCCCATATGCCGGGCGGAAATATACGTCAGGCCAAATCTACAACGAAATACCAGCGGAAGAACGGCATAAATTTGACCCGGAATTTACTCCTTCTTTATTCCCCTCCGAAGGAGAACCATTGTCCCCCGCTGGCGGGGGTGCAGGGGGTGGAAAAAAGAAGAAAGTGGAGGTTAACCAATGACCAGGAATTATCTTGCCAATTATGACCTGCTGGCCGTCTCCGCAAATACAAAAGAAACGGCATTAAACACGGAACAAACCTTAGACACCTCGCTGCTCATAGACAAATCCAATATCCTGCAGTTAGACAAGCGCCGGGAGAGTAATTCCGATGAGCTGACCGGAAAGGAAGAGGCAGACACCGTCTACGACCTTGGCTCCCTCTCCGCGGCCACCCTCGATTTCCCGAAGGCGCAGGCTCAGCACTTTGCCTTTGGGCTTACTTACGGGCTGGGCACAAGAAGCACTGCGGGATGGGGCGGAGGCTATAAACACACCATAACGCCAACAAGCGATATCACAAACCCGACATTTACGGCAGCCATGCGCCTCGGCTCTACGATCCTTAAGCGCCGGTTTGCATCCAACATAATCGACACCCTGACGGCCACCTTTGAAAAAGACGCCTGGGCAAAGCTGTCTCTGGGCATCAAAGGCACGGGGAAGTATACCGATAACGTAACAACGGAAAAAGTAACGGCGGATTATAACGCCACCACCTTCACCCTTGCAGCCAATGGCGTGCAGGGAAGCACGGCAGCGCTGCGCCTGGACAACGTCCATAGGATAAGGGTGCAGGTGCCGGCGACAAACGAGTGGAAAGAGGTCGTGTATACTGTGGTATCCGATGCAACGCCTGCCGTGATAACCTTCACGGCGCCCGGAGGCGCAGCGACGCCCACTACGTATGAAATTATGTATGTGCCCACGGAAGCGGCATGGTGCACGTTCCCGGCCAGAGTGGTTGAACCACCGCTCAGGACGGCCGGACTTGTGTTTAAAATCGGCGGAAAGTGGGACGGTTCTGCATTTAATGGCGGGCGCACGTTAAGCGCCGAGGTTTCTTCCGTGGAATATAACCTGAATAATCAAATGCTGGTTGAGTTTCGCATCGGGGGAAACGATACTTATGCGAACTATATCCTGAGGCAGGGCAGGTTGCAGACATTGAAGCTGAACCGTGAGGCGAGGGATTTCATCCTGCAGCAGCACATGATCGATAATGAATATTTCGGCGTGCAGATCAACGCCGTGGGGGCTGAGTTTGAATCCGGCAAGAACTATTATGCCAATCTCGTGTTCCCGCGCTGCAACGTGCTCAAGGCCCCTCTGAGCGTCAACGGCAAGGTGCTGGCTGAGGCGGGGGATATTGCCGTGCTGGAAGATGACACGTATGGTTCCGTCTGGGCACAGGTGGCCAATAAAGTGGCCACGTATGGGGCGTAATGAAATGGGAAAAAAATACACAATCGGCAATAAAACCTATATCCAGAAACCGCTCGTCTGGGGGCAGATAAAGCAGATCATACCCCTGTTTCAGTCATTCACGGTACTGGAGCAGATTAATTATGCTTCCATTGCAGGCATTCTTGGCGACAATCTGTCAAAATTCCTTGCCATTGTGCTTACGGAAGAGGGGCAGGAGATCCGGAAAAAGAACCTTGACGAAGTGATTTCGGCAATTGAATATGAGATCACGGCCGAACAGGTCGTGCAAGTGGTGGAAGATTTTTTCGTCTGCAACCCGGCAGCGTCACTCTTGGAAAGGCTGACGGGGATCATGGCGGGGATGAAGATGCCGACTGGATCGAACCGGCAATCATCGCCCTTGCAGGCGGAGACATTATAAAAAGGGACGATATCCTTTGGCATTATACGCCTGAGGAATGCAAGCCCTGGCTTGAGTACCGGAGCCGTGAAATATTGTTCCGCGAGTCTGTGCTGGCGTTTATGGGAGCAGGAAATGACGGGAAGGCAAAGAAAAAGGGAAAGGGATGCGATGCCAGGCAAAAGGCTGTGTGTAAATATGAGTATGGCGAGTTCTTTGAATGGGCGTGCGGGAATTGCACTACCCGAAAATGAGAACGAATATTACAACAATAATCAGCGCAATTACGGGTGGTTCCTTGTACAGGTGGCGAAATGAAAGGGAACTGGCGTTGGCAGGTTGTTGCGGTTGCCTTTCTGCAGATATCCGGCGGCAATTGCTGAATGTCTGTTTGCAATGCAGCCAGGAGCGTAAGGCGCACAAAAAAGCGATAAAAAATATTGCTGGTCCCATAAGAAAAAGTATAACAGGAAAACAGATATGAGTCAACGAGTAGATTTAATCATCAGTTGTGTCAATAATACCAATAAAGCGCTCCAGGAAATTACCTCATCATTTCAGGGTCTGGCCGCAAAAGTTGCCGTGTGGAACTATTCATTTCAATCCGTTGCCGGCAATATCGGCAAGGCTTATGACCTGCTCCTGGCAAAGACCGTTGCCACGGGAGACGCCCTCTATAAAATGAGCCAGCGCACCGGCATGAGCGTGGAGGCGTTGTACGAGCTGAAATCCGTTGCTGAGTCCTCGGATATCGGCTTTGATGAGATGGGCATGGCAATTGGCGCACTATCCAGAAACCTGCTGGAGGCCAAGACCAAGGCTGGCGACGCTCGGGCAATATTTCAGACGCTCGGAATTGATACGGCAAAACCACTTGGGGACGTTATAAAAGACCTGGCGGTGCGATTCTCCCAAATGCGGGACGGCGAGGATAAAATGGCGCTGTCGATGCAGCTGTTTGGGCGGAGCGGATCGCAGATCATACCCGTGCTTAACGATATAGCGCAGGGAGGCCAGAACATTGCAAAGGCATTCTCCGAAGAATCCGCTTTGGCGGCCAATAAATTCAGCAGTAATATCGGCGCTTTAAAACGCAATATGAGCGAGCTGACATACGCCATTGGCAATGAGCTTATGCCGACACTCAATAAGATGTTTGACGTCCTGAACTCATCTGCGGTAAAAAGCCTTGCCCCGATATTCAATGCATTTGCCGCGATTGGCCTGGTAAACAAGGGCATCAATAAGGCGCTTGATTACACGATGGGCAGGGAGATCCCGGAAGTCAATGCCGCTATTGCGCCAGGGGAGCGGAAGTCGGTTGCGCCGAAAATAACCACGGAGAGTGAGCAGAAACAAATAAGCGATGACCGCCGCAAGTGGATGGAATGGGAATGGCAGTATGCCGATACCGTGGATAAGGCAGGGCAGGAAATCCTGGACAACTTAGACAAACGGGACAAGGCCGAGAAAGAGCACGCAAGGACACTCCAGGCAGCCCGTGAGGCTGAAATCCAATTGCAAATCAAAGAGATAGACCTTTCACAGCAAAACCTTGCTATAAACAAGCCCGAAGCCACGCGGCAGCGGGTGCAGCTATATAAGGAGCTCCAGAAAATACAAGAAGAGTATCTTGCCGGGCTGGACAAGGAGAAAGACCCTGCATCCTGGTACGCACAACAGAATGCTATTAACGAGACAAGGCAGGCACTTGTTGAGCTTAATCTGGCCATGAAGGAGCAGTTCGGCACGCTTTCGGAAGGCATGGTTTATGGTTTTGGAAAGTATATGCAGGACGCTAATACAGCCTTTCAATCGGGCGCTCAGTTTGCAAAAGACGCAGCCCAGGCAATGCATGATTCATTTCAGCAGGTTTTCTTTGACGGCCTGCAGCTTAAGTTTAAATCGCTGGGAGACTATTTTAAAGGCTTCCTGAAAACGATACAGCAGGCATGGGCAAAGGCCATGGCCGATATGATGAGCAAGGCAATGGGTGCTGGCTTTGATTGGCTTGGGGGCTTGCTGGGCATTGCAGGGGCCGGATTAGGCGGCGGGTTTGGTGGTGGAGAAAGCGGAGGACTTGCAATTTTTGGGCATTCCGGAGGAAGAGTTTCAGCAAATGGAATCATTCCCAGGTTTCACGCTGGCGGACTGTCCGGGGACGAAGTGCCTGCGATCCTGCAAAGAGGTGAATACGTAGTGAGCAGGCGTGGAGTCGATATGCTCGACAAGATTAATAATGGGCAATTCGGCGGGGGAAAAGACCCCGCCATGATTGTTCAACAAACAGTAAATTTTAATGTCTCGTCGCTGGACGGACAGGATTCAGCGCGAGTATTGAAGAATCAGGCTGGGACTATCCGGCAAATAGTCAGCGAGGGTATTCAGCAATCAAGGACATACGCCAGCCAGATAAGAGGAGGGTAGCGTGGCCGATTTCAATCGCATATTCAATCCAACAGAACATACCTACCCTGAATTTCCGACCGGCTTTGAGTCGTGGTCTATAAGCGGCAAGGCGCAATTTGACACGGCCTTGCAGGTGGGCAGGCAATGGACGGAGAAATACGGCATCATCCCGGCAAAAGACGCAAACGCAAGGTCTTTTTTTTCCTATATCAACGAACTGTATCACGCCAGGACGATATTTGACATAGTACACCTGGACATGCAGACTCCGGCAAATGCGCCAATTACCGGCGCTATTAGCGTAAATGGCGCTAATCAAACCGGCACAATGATCAACGTAACCAGTACGCTCAATAAGATCTTAAAAGCCGGAGACATTATAAAATTTGCCGGATTAAATCTTGTTTACAACATCAAGACCGACATGACATCGCCAACAGCCGGATCAATCAGCATATATCCGCCAATCTTTGCCGGTGGAAGCCCATCTAATGGTGCAACAATCACGATTACGGGGGTAAAATTCAGAGCTGCTTTAACCGGATCTCTTAAGATGCCTGCTCGCTCTGGCGGAACTACTTACTACGCCGGCCTGACTTTAACCTTTAGGGAATGCCCATGAACATTGTGTATCTGTTTGAATTTGATTTTTCAATCATCAAAGATATTACGGGCTTTGCTGACGCTGGCGGCGGGAATACGACTGTTACTTGTGTAGCGCACGGGCTTTCAAACGGAAACTCCTGCTCTATTCTCGGCACGGATGCCTTTGATGGAACATTTACCATTTCAAATGTAGCTGCGGATAGTTTCCGCATTGCCCGTGCGTATGTAGCTGGCGACACAAAGGGTTATCTGGATATTCCTCAGCCTGTTTATATTTGTACGGCGGCGCAAAATATTGTGTATGATAGTAAGACCTGGAGCGGTGTCGGCGGCAATATGGCATTCGACAAGGTATCGTCAACGAGCGATTTAAGCAGCTATGGGGTAAATATTACGTTGTCGGGCGTTGACAGGAGCATTATTGCTTTGGTGCTGCAAAAAAAATACGTGGGAAGGGTTTGTAAAATGTATCTGATGCAATATAAAGATGACGGAACGATAGACGGCACACCATTGCTATTGTTCTGGGGACTCATAAACGGAGGTTTCCGGATATCAGAAGACCTTACGAACGACGTCCCGACGTGCACGGTAGTCGCCAGGATGACCGACAGACTTGGCGAGATCGAGGTGATAACCGGAGTGCAGACAAATATTGCATCGCACCAGAGGATCAGTCCTGGGGACATGTTCTTCCGAAATGTACCTGGTTTGCGAACAAAAGAGATACAACTAAAACAGAAAATGAAAAAATGATAATCGATAAACATTACGAGCTTGTTAAATGGATTGACGGGTTGCTTGGCTGCAAATATCAATGGGGCAAGATTGATTGTGTTAGCCTTGCAATCGGCGGCATCCGAACAATATTCCCGGAGTCATTTGACGACCTGAATACGTGGGACACAAAGGAAGGCGCATTGCGTGAGTACACAAGGCACGGATCGCTTGTTGAGTATTTACAGAAACATGGCTGGCAGAAGATACCCAAAAATTATGTACAAAGCGGAGACGTTATTATATTGGACACAAAACCAATGCAAACGGCATCCGTAGCAATTGATGGTAAATGCCCTCTGATTGATCCCGACAAAGGTGTATATATGAAGTCTCTGTTTGAGTTGGATAACTGGCAGGCTTTCCGGTTTGTTGGAGGATAAATAATGCCCGCAGTAGTATGGATACCGATGGCAATAAGTGCTGGTATGATGATGGCGCAATATGCCATTCAAAAGTTTACGCAGAAGCCGTTAAAGCCTGGCGAGCGGAATATAACTGCCAGCATCACAGACACCCGTAAATACCTGTCTGTTGGTTATGGCAGAATCAAGCAAGGTATTGACATCGTATTTCACGCGGCTGATCCTGGTAATCAGCAAGTATATTGGTATATCGGCGCAATTGGCGTTGGCGAGATTGAGCATGTAGACGCCTTATATTTTGATAATAATAGGGCAGCTTCCTGGGCTGATGGACAAGATGCAACTTCGGCTGGAGCGCTGACTCCGTATGCTGGATTTATTAATACGGCCGCATACAAGGGAAAGTCTGCGCAAAATGCAAACTCTACGATAATAAACCTATTCCCCGATAGCTGGGACTCTAATTGCACGGGCAATTACGTTGCTTATTTTTTGGGTTCAATAAATCTGGATGCAAAAGTATTCCCAAACGGGTTACCGAATGATATTGGCGTGGTTGTAAAACAATTAAAAGTGCAGGACGTGCGGGATGGTTCCTGGCCGAACGCTACACCGGCGTATAGCACAAATCCTGTACTTGCAATTTTGGACTATTTCGTTGGCAAAAAGGATGCAAGGGGCAATAAGATTTATGGACACGGTGCACTGCCTGGCGAAATCGATACGGCAAGCTGGATTGCGGCCGCAAACTATTGCGATGAGCTTGTCGGTACTCCGGTAAGCGATCCTGTGCCGCCTGCTGTGAAATTGCTGAATGAATCCGGCAATCTAACCACAAACACCAAATACCGTTACAAAATAGCATATCGGGATGCAGGCGGAAATCATACAGCCGCAAGCAAAAAATCAAACCCCGTAACTACGACCGACAAAAAAACCAAAGTGAAGATTATTGTTCAGGCATGTGAGGCATCAACTATTACCAAGATTGATATTTACCGTAACGTAGCAGGAGATATGACTACGTTCAAGCTTGCTGGAACAATCGATAATAGCACCAGTGCGGGGGAGCTGATTTGGACAGATTCCGTTGCCGATGCGTCTTTGGGGGCTGCTGCACCTACGACAAATAACACTTCTTCCGGAGGCCAGCAACAAAAGCGATTTGAAATTGGCGGGCTGGTGCAAAACGAAAACGATGTTAAATCGAATATTGAAAAATTACTTACGTCGTGCCGGGGTAATATTGTTTACAATATGGGTAAATATTCCTTTTTCATCCGCAAGGCTGGTAGTGCTGTGGGCTTTGAAATAACCAAGGACAATATCGTGGGCAACTGGAGTTTTGAGACTCCTGGCATACAGCCGACCTGCAATCAGATTAAGGCATCCTTCACAAACCCTAAAAAGAAATGGGATACCGATTTTGTTTATTGGCCGGATTTGCGAAGAAACAATAAGTATCTTGCAGAAGACGCTATGCAGGAAAATGAAAGGACGATCGATTTATTATATACCACAAACAAAACAACCGCCTTGCAAATAGCGCAGGTTATTCGCAAAGAATCACGGCAGGGAATCAGGTGCAGTTGCATTTGTAATTATTCGGCAATTGTTTTGAAATATGGCGATATTGTGCCAGTGACATATGATCGGCTGGGTTGGTCGCAAAAGAAATTCTGGGTTACCTCAGTCGATTATTATCCGAACGCTACAATTGGCATTGGGCTTGAGGAATATGACGCCACGTGTTACGATTATGAGACGTTAAGCCTCGATACATCTGGCTCAGACGATACAGATCTTCCGGACATCAATGATCCTCCCGACAGCGTCAGCAAGGTGGTATTCCTTGAGCACAAGAATACGCAAAATGCCGATAGCGTGATTGACTTGTCGGTAACATATGATAATCCAACCTCGCCCTTTTGGGCATATTCAAACGTATACTGGAAACCTGAAAGTGACTCAAGACGAGTGCGATATTACAAATTTGACGACAACTCAAACAATTATGTAACGGATTGTGGTAATGATAGGGCGGATTTGACTTTATACGGCTCAGCTGAATGGACAACGGGAAAATTTAATTACGGAGTTTTGTTCGATGGCACATCCGGATATGCAAGTGCAAAGCCAGTTATTACCGAAGAGGTAACGGTGTCGTTCTGGTTTTATCGCAAGTCAGTGAATGCATCAAGACGTGACTTTTTGATTTATAATGGTACTGCTGTATCCAAAAGCGGTTTTTATATTTACTTTGAAACTAACTCTCACACGCTAAAGTACTATCTTGTAACTCAGACCAGCGGCGGAACGAAAACAGAACAAACTATATCCTACAATATGGTGGCATCTCTTAATGCCTGGCATCATGTCGTTTGCACTTACAGCATAAACACAGGCAAGCAACGTATGTTTATCAATAACGCATTTGCAGCCGGAGCGGGACATACGGCGGGAAATACCATCGTGCCAAACACCAATCCTGATTTATTGGTGGGCGCTACGGTTGGAGCTAATTATATTAATGCCATTATCGATAGCTTAGTCATCTACGATGAGATATTGGAGCCGGATGAAATTGATAACCTGTACAACAATCGCCCGGTTTATTTGGACGTTCGCAAAGTCAGGCATTACAAATTAACTGAAGGTAGCGGAACCCTCTTATGTGATAGCGGCAGCGACAAAGCCAATATGACATTATATAACGGTGTAGGTTGGGGCAACGACGGCGGCGACATATTGATTTTTGATGGCGTTAATGACTATGCTGATGCAACCGTTTTGAACAACGAGGAGATAACATTGTCATTCAGATTCAAGCGTTTGGCCGTAAAAGTGGGATCAGCTGGTTACTTCCTGAATAACAGAAATGCAACCGACAATGACGGATATTGTATCTATTTTGACGACAATTCCCATGTTCTTAAATGGTTGCTCGTTACTCAGGACTCAAGCAACAATAAGACATCAAAAACAGCGACCTATGATATGGTCAACTCTACAGATGGTTGGCATCAGATAACGGTGACGTATGACGCCTTTTCCGGGAAACAAACGCTGTCGATCGACGGCATTGCCCGGGACTACCAAATGCACCCTGCAGGTAATACCATCGTGCCGCCTAATAGGACGGCTATGCAATTGGGCAGCGGATATGCAGCCAATTATTCCCATGTGCAGATAAAGAGTTTTGTTTTGTATTCTGAAGCACTATCCGATGCTGATGTTTATAACCTGTATTGTTTTGACACCTATTATATTTCAGCAAACAATTATGATTTTCTTACTAAAATAGATAAGTCAAACAGCAATGTGTTTGAAGTAAGTAACCTGCAACGCTTCCAAACCTACCATTTCAAAATATTGTCGGTTAATACCTTTGGCGTCATGCAGGATTTTTCGACGTCCGTTGTCTTCACGCATACCATTGGCGATACGAACACAATGGACGATATTGATCCAAATACGATTAATATCACAGTGACTACAACCGACAACGTTAATCACCGGATACAGGTCTCATGGGTATACAATATAAATACCTATGTTTCAGATTACGTTCGGGATTACCGGCATTTTAATGTTGCTATCTCTTCAAGTAATTCGTGGGATGGAGTTGTGTTGAGCGACATAACCAATACTACCTGGTATTCGTGTCCCGTGTCTGCGGGTACGTGGTATTTCCTCGTTGAAGCGGTTGACGCTAACGGGAAGACATCTAACGCCACGACACTTGCAAGTAAGGCGTTTACGGTTACTGATCAGGATGGCGGAGTCATTGTTGTTGGCGGTGGGCAGCCGGCATGGACTGACATTATCACCGGCAACTTTACGACCGGCACAAAGACAGATACGGAAAGGAAAGTCGGACCTGGCGGCCTTTACTATTTATGGTTAACGCAGAATCAGATCTCCAACCCATCATTCAATACGAATCTAACCGGATGGACGATAGAGAAGGGGTCCTGGGTTAGAAGTACCGCAAGATATTATTCGTCACCGGCGTCGTTAAAGCGGGCGGCTTGTGATAAAGCTGTAAGCTGTTACACAGAGTTGGGGAGTGTGATTAATGGTTATAAAAACTACATTTTCTCAGCCTGGGTGTATTCAAGCTCCAAAAATACCGACCGTATTGGATTATATTTTGACTATGCCTTTCATGATCCCTATAAAGAATACTATCTGTATTCTAATTATCATAGCGGCAATAGCTCGTGGCAACGGCTGGATATAAGGTTCACGTCTGATCAATATGCCCCGGACACTTTTTATTTAAAAGCAATGACGGATAAAGCAAGTGAGTCCGGCGCCTTTTTTGATAATTTTTATTTTGGTGTGGTTAGCGGAGGTTATACAAGCCTTGCATATGACAGGGGCAATGGTGCGCCCAATGTTTCTAAAGTATTCAAGATATCGACACCTACAATTGGCACAGATGAAAATACCGAAGGGAAAATAACCATAAGCGTAGGCACTAGTGCAGATGATTCCTTGTATACCTGGTATTCTGGACTTGAAGTCGGCGCATTGCAAATAACTGCAAAACGATACATACGATATAGAATCCAATTTAGCAACTCCGGACCGGTAGATACCTTATATATAAAGGATGACTTGAAATTGTCATGGTCTGATCCCATTACAGCCTCAGTCAATTTCCCCGCTGCGTTTAGTTGGGACGGCACTTTAAGCAAGGCGTCTGTCGGCGGCAATATTGACTTAACAAGCGGTAATAACGTTACCATTGCAAACACAACGGCAAACAAAAACATAGCATTGAGTACAAGTGGGACTGGCGTTGTAACGGTAAACGGTAAAAATGTAGGCATGAATTTGCAGGTATTTTCTTATGAGTTTAGCCCTGCTAAATCAACTACCTATTACTTTGGAGCATCGGCTGCGCCTGCACGAACAAACGGAGCTAAGGCAAGGTTGTATTTCCCTGTTTCCGGAACAATAACATTGGCTCGTATCTACTCGAGGGCGAACAATGTTGCGGGGACTGGTGAAAATTGGTCGCTGTATATCAGAAGAAACGACACGACCGATACATTGATACAGACGGTTGGCGTAGCAGGTGCAGATCGTACATGGGTCAATACATCATTGGCAATAGCGGTATCGGCAGGGGATTATATGGAAATAAAGTGCGTTACTCCTAATTGGGCTACTGCTCCAACGGACGTTTCATTTTCCGGAGTAATTTACATTACATTTTGACTTTGATTTTAAAAAGTTGATCCACAAGGTGCTTTCGGCAACACAGATCAAGGTTGGGTTCCGGCTACAAACCTGAACCCGCATGGGGGACGCAAAGAAAAGATGAAGAATGCCTTGCGATATACAATGATTTGGCGGAACTTTCCGCCAAATGAAAAAATTAGATTCAACAACATCAAGGACTTATGACTTTTGGCGGCGGAATTATTCCGCCAAAATGAAAGGAGGGCGCAGTGGACGGAAGGGAAAGCGTTACTAAAAAATTGGGATGTTTGCAGGATGCTCGACCAGGGTGTCGATCCGCGAGGAGAGTGTCGCAGTCGGCCTGCAAAGGATTGGAAGGTTTGGTCCAGGTTGCAAACCTGAACCCGCATAGGGAATATCCCACTACCTTGAAATTGCCGGATAGTATCGGGAATTCTAAAAAAGAAAGGGAGGTAATTGATGGAAGAAAAACAGGATTTAATAGCGAAGGATGGGCAGGAACTAAAACGGTTAAAGGAGCACAGGGAATTTGATGAGTTCGTTGGATATTTGAAGGCAACTAATGATTTTAAAACCGTGATCCACAAGTCTGGCAAAAGAACCCTTTCGCAACCCTTGTGCCACACACACCACGCCCTACACCTGCAACAATTTGGCATGTCTTTAGCTTAG